AACGATTTATTATTAACTGATGTGAAAAAAATTAACGGTTCTTTAAATAAATTGCCAAAATCAAATTTAATGGATAGTTCTTTTATGCCCGGAAATATAAAGGATAAAATTTTATATAATATATTAGGTTATATGAAGGGCACAATAACTTTATCATCAATAAAAATAAATATATATTGGGGTATTTTTAAAGAGAGTGATTTCAATAAACTTTATAATATAAAAAATAATATTCTTGAAGTGATAAAAATAATAAAGTTTTGTACATTAAATAAAAATATTAAAACAGTGAATACATTAGACATTTATTTATATTTGACAAATGAAGAAAAAAAATTACCAAATAATAAAGTATATACTTTGGGTCCAAATAACTGTAATTCTGCAGTAACATATGCATGTGCTTCAGATGGAAAAATATTAATATATCGTAAAGAAGAATGGAAAAAAGTTTTAATTCATGAATTATTTCATAGTTTATGTTTAGATTTTGCACTTTCAAATTACAATAGTTTAAAATCAAATGTAAAAAAAATATATGATGTAGATAGTGATTTTGAAATAACTGAAGCTTATAGTGAATATTGGGCAACAATATTAAATAGTTGTTTTATAAGTTATGATTTATTAGACAATGAGAATGATATAGAAGAATTTATATTATTTGTAGAGTTTTGTATTCAATTGGAAAGAATATTCTCTTTATTTCAAATGATTAAAATATTACATTATATGGGTTTAAATTACAATAGTTTATATAAAACAGATTCTACAAGTGTAAGATATAGAAAATTATTATATAAAGAAGATACAAATGTTTTATGTTATTATGTAATTAAAACAATAATGTTGTTCTTTAATGATGATTTTTTAAAATGGTGTTTATATAATAATAGTTTAATTATTAAATTTGATAAAACTCAACAAAATTTTACAAATTTATATAAATTTATAGAAGATAGATATAATAAAAGAACATTTTTAAATGCAATATCAAGTATGACTTTATTTTATAGTAAAAAGGTAGGACCGTATCATAAGAGAACTAAGAAAAGTGACTATTTATTATCAACGTCAAAAATGACTATTTGTGAAAATTGATAATTTAATATAATTAATTTAATTTTATTAAACAACAATATGGGTGTAAAACTACTATCAAAATTTTTAAAAAATGAATGTTATAATGAAACAAAAAAAATTCATTTATCTGGATTATATGGTAAAAAAATATGTATAGATACAAGTATATATTTATATAGATTTAAAGGACAAGATATGTTGATTGAAAACTTTTATGTAATGTGTTCATTATTTAAAAAATATAATATAACGCCGATATTTGTATTCGATGGTAAGCCGCCAATTGAAAAACATAAAGAATTAGAAAATAGAAAAAAAGAAAGACAGACAGCGAAAGAAAAATATGAAAATTTAATGAATAAATTAGGAGAAAATATATCACAAAAACAGCAATATGAATTAGATAGATTGAAAAGAAGTATGGTAAAAATAACAAGAGAAGATGTTGATTTAATAAAATCAATGTTTGATGCATATGGAATATCTCATATAACAGCAATTGGAGAAGCAGATATATTATGTGCAAGTTTAGTAATAAAAAAGAAAGTATATGCAGTTTTAACTGAAGATATGGATTTATTTGCTTATGGTAGTCCAATAATATTGAGATATTTTAGTTTATCTCAACATAGTTGTATATTGTATAATTTAAATATAATATTAGAGAAATTAAATATTAATAAGAAAGATTTTCAAATGATATGTGTTTTATCAGGAAATGATTATTATGAAAGTAAAAAAAATATTTATTATTATTTAAAAATATATAATAAATATAAAAAATCAAATTCAAAAAAAGAATTATTAGAATGGTTGATAAGTAATAATTATATAGAAATAGAAGATGTAATTGATATTGAATCGACTTTAAATATTTATTTAAATATAAATAAAGAATTAAAAAAATATAAATATTTTCAAATAAAATTTCATTCAGTTTGTAAAGATTCGCTTATAGAAATATTAGAGAAGGAAAGATTTATATTTTAAGTAATATATAATAAATTTTTTTTTATAATATATTATATGGAATTAAAAATATTAAGTTGGAATATAAATTTTATCCATAATAATTGGGTAAAAAGATTAAATAATATAAATAAAATATTAGAAAATGAAATAGAAAATTGCGATATAATAGCATTGCAAGAGGCTACATTACCTTTTAGTGATGCATTAGTAAATATTCATAAATTTTTAGAAAATACAAATATAAAACATTTTGATTGTGCTCTTGTGGAGAGAAATTTTTTATATAAATATATAATTGAGAATTTTCCCAAATATAAAAAATATATAATAGGAATGTTTGAATATTTTATGAACAAGATGTTATATATATGTGTGACAATTTTTTCAAAATATGGCGAGTTTTTAAAAAAACTTTATTTTAAACATCCATATATAATAATATTATTTTGTGTATTATGTCCGTTTATATTTTTACCAAGTTGTTATTTTTTTGGTATGTTAACAATATTAAATAATAAAGTAAATTATAATGATGTAAAATCAAAATATATAGGAAATAGACGTATTCAATATAGTGTATTTAATCATAATAATAAAGAAATTATATTTGTAAATATTCATTTAATACCTGGAGGTAATAAAAAAACCAAAGAAAGAATGATAGAAATAAAAAAAATATTGAAATTATGTAAAAAATATGATAATATAATAATAGCAGGAGATTTTAATGCATGTGTAGATAGTAAAGAATATAAGTATTTAATAAAAAGGGGTTATAAGAGTGCAGTAAAGGAATGTTGTGGTGAAGAATTAAACACATTTCCCAGTAATGATAGTATAAAATGCGTAGATTTTATATGGATTAAGGGTGATATTAAAGCAAAAGAAGGTTGTGTTTTTGGCGGTATAGATGCGAGTGATCATAAAGGTATAAAAGTAACATTAGAAATATAAGTTATTTAATTAAAATAAAATCATAAAATTTATTAAAATATTATGATTTATAAAATAATTTAAGCGGATGAGACAGCCTTACTTGCCTTAGCAAAGTGAGGGCTCATGTAACGCTGAAGGTTGAAGTAGGTGAGCTCATCATCCTTCTTAAGCTTGAGAAGCTTGCGGAGCTTGGCATCAGCAAGAATACGGCGTCCGTTCTTGGGGTCCTGAAGCTTGTGAGCACGGATGTAAGAGTTAATCTCACGAGTGACCTCAGTGCGAGCCATCTCAGTTCCCTTGGGCTTTCCAAGGAAACCGGCAAGCTCAAGACTAATCTTGGTGGGCTTTACAAAGCCACTGGGGGCACGGTTACCGGACTTGCGCTTCTTGCGACCCTGCTTGGAAGCCTGCTTGAGCTCACGGTCAGTGCGCTTGGAAAGAGCACGAACCTGAGTAGTTACAGCGGTAAGCTGAGAACGGAGTGAGGTAAGCTGAGCAAGAAGAGCAGTAAACTGATCTCCAAGAGAAGGAGCAGCGGGAGCTGCAGGAGCTGCCTCCTGAACAGGGGCAGGGGCAGCAGGAGCGGCTACCTTAGTGGTTTTCTTAGACTTAGACTTCGATACTTTTTTGGGCATCTTATGAACTACTATAATAGTTCTTTTTTAAGTCCTTTCACAACAATATTAATATTTATTGCTGGGAGTATGCTCTTACATAATATATTTTATTCTTGATTTGGGACAAATGACTCATACAACCAAGGTAAGCTAATTGCAGCATCTTGGCTTACTGTTGTAAGGGCACCAAGCACATAATATGTCCCTAAAGAACGAGCGTCCGCATCCTCGCCCTTAGTTATAAATATCTCTATTATATCTAATATTCTTTTTTGTAAAACTTCAAAACATTTATGCATTAATACCGCCATATTTATTGTAAAAAATGGGTCTCCGTGTTGAGGATTTATTTTTCTTTTTATTTCATTTGATATTTGAGCTCTATATTGCCATATATCTAATAACTCTCTTAAAAATCGTTTTAATTGTATTCTTGATAAATTTAAATACCATTTTACATTTGTTATAAAACCATTCTCATCTATTTTTTGAAATACGTTTATTGTTCTTAATTCAAATTGTTTTTCATGTGATAATTCATTAAAATTATCATCTAATTTTATATTTGGTTTTTCCTTTAAAATTTTTCCTATTTTTAAAATTTTTTTCATATCTGTTTTCATTTTATCTATAGGTAATTCATTTCTATTATATGGGTTTTTTGTTTGTTTCTCTTTTACTATCATATTATATAACGAACAAATATCAAAACTATATATCTTATCATCTTTATCTTTAAAACTATAAAATTGGCTAATATCCAAATCCTTTATATCTTCTAACGTATAAAAATCTGTTTCATTTACAGATTTTTTCAATAATCCAGGACCTCGTAATTTATTTAAATATCTTCGCAAATAACCTCTCCAAACTTTTTGAATTTTTATAGTAAAACTTGAAAATTTTAAATAATTATATAATAAAAATATTAATTCTTTTTTATTTCCACTTACTCTTTGTTTATAAAATCTACATGTACTTTTTAACTGACTTACATTAAAATTAATAGTTAGTAATTTTTCATATTCTTCAAACGAAGGAATTTCAAAATCTTCCATAGAAACTTTTTTTCTTTTTTTACATACATTTACGTGTTCATATACGCATTCTTTCAAAAAGGTTTTGGGAGATCTATTTATTATTTTTATATTTTTTGGAACAACCAGACTTGACATTTATTTATACATATTGAATATTTTTTAATTATGTTTTGTAAAATATTAAAGTATTACCAAGATAAGAACTTTAAAATAAATTTTAACTTGTATTTATATGTTAAAAAATATATTATTTGTTTCTTCTTTATTTTTTTCATTTATATATGGGAAAAATATTGAACATTGTAATAAAATAGGTTCAATGCAAAATAATATTAATAACTCTCCTATGTATTCAATGGGACTTTACGTATGTTTGGAATTACCTGAAAATAATTTAATATCTAAAAATTTAAATATTTCTAAAAATAATAAAAAAGAAAAAGATAAATTTCTCTCCAACTTCACAAAACTAAACTCTGAAAATATTACAGATTTCAAAAAAAATTTTACATTTGATTCAAATCATAGTAATATTACTGATATCGACATTATATCTCCTTCTCCCTTTGCTTTTACAAATAATCCTTCACCATCTATATCGCAATCTATATCACCATCTATATCACCATCTATATCACCATCTATATCACCATCTATATCACCATCTATATCACCATCTATATCAC